GGGGACAGGACTAAATAGTATAACAACGGATGCATCCACTGATACAGTTACAATCGGAACACCAACTGGTATTCCCTTTGTAAAGGAAGATGGAACATCTACAAGTTTGAATCTCAGTGTTGAGGCCGGAACACTTTCAACGGCGGTGCAAAATTTATACATACCGTTTACGAAAGAAGATGGAAGTTCTGTTACGACACTGGTAATGAGTTAGAGATAAGAGATGGCAGCTAAGACACCAATTAAGGCAACGTTTACTGGTTCAGATGTTACTGGACTTGCTGAATTTACTGCGGCAGATTTCATTCCAATCAGTGACGGTGGAACTGGTGCTATCACTGCTGGCGATGCAAGAACGAATTTAGATGTATATTCCAAATCAGAAGGACTTGCAGTCGCAAATGATTTAAGTGATGTAAATGATGTTGCAACAGCAAGAACGAATTTAGATGTTGACTCCACTAGTGAAGTGACAACTAAAGCAGTCAATAACGGTATAACATTTGCAATCGCATTAGGATAAAAATATGGCAACTCCAAGCACAAGAGCACAATTTAAAGAATACTGCCTAAGGTCTTTGGGTAAACCAGTTATTGAAATTAACGTTGACCCAGACCAAGTAGAAGATAGAATAGACGAAGCACTTCAATATTTTGCACAATATCATTACGATGGTGTTGAGAAAATGTATATGAAGTATCAGTTGACTGCAGCAGATATTACTCGTGCCAGAGGAAACGATAGTGGAGAAGTTGCTACAGACGTTGACGGTTCAACGACTGCAACATGGTATCAACAGACAAACTATATTCCTGTTCCAAGTTCAGTTATGTCTGTTATTCAAGTATTCCCTCTGACTGATAAACAAGCATTGAATATGTTTGATGTTCGTTATCAGTTAAGACTTAATGACTTATACGATTTCAGTTCAACCTCAGTCATTCACTATGAAATGACTATGCAACACTTGGACTTCATTGACCATATTCTGGTTGGTGAAACACCTATTCGACACAACCAACACCAAAACAGACTTTACTTGGATGCAGACTTCCAAACAGATTATGTTGCGAATGATTGGTTGATTATCGAATGTTACAGAAAACTTGACCCATCTACCTACTCAGATATTTGGGATGATATCTTTCTGAAGAAATATGCTTCTCAATTGATTAAACGTCAATGGGGTGCGAACCTTAGTAAATTCCAAGGGGTTCAGATGTTGGGTGGTGTTGCACTAAATGGTGAACAACTATATACCCAAGCACAGGAAGAGATTAACAAACTAGAAGAACAAATTCAACTTGCATATGAGTTACCTCCTATGCATATGATTGGGTAAGATATGCCGACTAATGTTTACTTTGATACAGGGACAACTAGAGAACAGCACCTTTATGAAGACTTAATCATAGAGCAGCTGAAAATCTATGGTCAAGATGTATACTATATTCCTCGTAAACTATTAGGTGAAGACACACTCTTTGGTGAGGACACTGCATCTAAGTTTGAAGACGCATACCTTATCGAAATGTATATAGACAATATTGATGGATATGAGGGTGAGAAAGAACTCATGTCCAAGTTTGGTTTAGATATTCAAGACGATGCAACCTTTACTGTTGCAAGACGTAGATGGGAACAGTTCGTAACTGTAGATAATAATATTATCGAATCATCACGTCCAAATGAAGGGGACTTGATTTATTGGTCAAAAGGTAATAAACTATTTGAGATTACTTTTGTAGACCATGATGACCCTTTCTATCAAGTTCATAATCTACCAACTTACAAACTCAAGTGTAAGACATTTGAATATGGTAGTGAACAACTTGATACTGGTATTGCCGAAATTGACGGCATTGAAGATGCAAACTCACTAGACCAGTTGTCACATCAAATGACAATGGAACAGTCTGGAACTTTCAATGAAGGATTCAGATTAGAAGATGGTGAAGGACAGATTGTTCTTGAAACATATGTGTCTGGTGTTATTGCTGGACAACAACTTATCTCTGAAGATGAGACACACGGTGGTGCAGTCGCACTAGAAAACACAGTAGAGGGTGCTGATGCGTCCTATATAATACTAGAAACATATAACGTTGACACTATTGATGAGAATGCACAAAATGACTTCTTTGATAGTGAAGATGATAATGTATTAGACTTCTCCGAATCAAATCCATTCGGTGATGCTGGGATGAAATAATTATGATTGGAAATTACTTTTATAACGAATCGACAAGAAATGTCGTGGTTGGTTTCGGTTCTATCTTTAACAACATTCAGTTGGCAAAGAAAGATGGTGCTGGAAATGTGACACAAACGATGAAGGTGCCACTTGCATATGGCCCAAAACAGAAATGGTTGTCAAGACTACAGGAAGACCCAAATCTTAACAAGAAGGTTTCGGTAACACTTCCTCGTATTGGTTTTGAAATTTCTGGATTGTCTTATGATTCAAGCAGAAAATTAAACAAGGTTGTTAAGGTAAAACGACAAACAGACGGCACAGACAACGAACAGTTGAAATCTGGTTTCATGCCTGTTCCTTACAATGTAGGGTTTGAACTCTACATCATGGCAAAACAATCAGATGATGCATTGCAGATTCTAGAACAAATTCTACCTTACTTCCAACCAGAATATACAGTAACATTGCGAGAAGTTCCAGAGTTGGATATTATTCGTGATGTTCCAATTGTATTGAATAGTATTGGTTATGAAGATAACTATGAAGGTGACTTTGCGAGTCGTAGAGCAATTATCTATACTCTATCGTTCACTGCAAAGTATTACTTGTATGGGCCTGTCACTTCTCAGAACATTATTCGTTCTGTTCAAGTTGACCAGTATAGTGACTTACAGGTAAATGCACCTAAGAGAGAACAAAGATACACGGTTGAACCTGCTCCAGCAGATGTTTCCCCAAGTGATTGGGATACAGATGATGGAGATTTTGGATTTAATGAGACAACTTCATTCTATGAAGATGCGAAAACTTATGACCCTGTAACTGGTGAAGATGCATAAATATAGGTAAAGAATCTAAAGGATTAACGAAAAATGGCAATTAGAAAAGTTATAGAAAGAGCAACCAACAACCTCTTTACTAATACAGAAATTGGTGGAACAGAAGCTGCAAAGATGCCTGTTGGAACAACGGCACAAAGGGCAAATGCTCAGGGTGGCGATATTCGATTCAACTCCACAATTTCTTTGATGGAGTATTATGATGGAACGGGCTGGAAAGCAATTGACTCTGCTCCATCAATCACCTCTATTTCACCAACAACAGAAACAGATGCAAACGCCGATATTACTATCACTGGACAGTTCTTTGCATCTGGTGCCACTGTTAAGTTTGTTGGTAATGATGGGACAGAGTATAACTCGCCATCGGTAACTTTTAACTCTGCATCAGAAATTGTTGCACAGACTCCTTCTACTGCACTGACTGTTGCAAATGAACCTTATGATATTCAAGTAACAAACCCATCTGGACTTTCTAATACATTAGAAAACGCATTGGATGCTGGCGGTTCTCCAAGTTGGACAACTGGTTCTGCACCAGCAAATACATTGGGAACAGATTATGAGGGCATATCTGTAAGTTTTAGTGTTGCTGCAACAGACCCAGATGGACAGACTGTTACATATTCATTGAAATCTGGTTCATCTTTGCCTTCTGGACTTTCTCTTAATAGTTCAACTGGTGCAATTACTGGAACACTTGGAACAGTCAGTGGAGACACGACTACTCAGTTCACTCTAATCGCATCTGATGGTGTTAATGAAACAGAAAGACTTTTTCAAATTGTAACATCGGACGATTTAGTTGCAAACTTTACAACAATATCTCAATATGATGGTGATAGTGCAAATGATAGTGTTGGCAGTAATAACCTTTCATTGAACGGAATTACCGCTAACTATACAACTAATCTATCAACAATTACTGATGGTGGGATATGGGAAGGTGGACAAGTATTTTACCTTGCAGATGGCGACCAGTGTGGCGATTGGAATGGTTTGTCTAACTCACTCCCAACAAGTGGTGGGGTAACTATCGCATTTTGGGGTAAAGTGTTGGGCACTAGCTCACAGCCAAGGTCTTGGGATTTTTATAATAGAACGAACCACTATCTTGATTTCTCATCCACAAACAGTTATTCACAGCTCAATATGAATAATAATAGTGGAATTGATTTTAGAAGTATTACTGGAGATAGTTCATGGTCTTTTCTAGATTGGCACTTTATGTGTTTTAGATATAGTGTTTCTCCAGTTTCAACCTCTAGTCAAAATATTGTAATATCAACAGATGATGGGACTGGAATTATTCATCATAGTGGAAATTTCAGCGCAACAATGGGTAGCAACAGTGGCACAGCAGGGTTTATGGGATTCAACAGAATAAATGATGTTTACACTTGGGAAGGGTATACTGGTGGTTGGAGAGTTTTTCATGAAAACATTTCTGACGCAGCTGTTGTTCAACTTTACAATTCTGGTAAGGGTTTTTTTAATTAATGCCCAAACAAGTTGATATATTAGATAATGTTCTTGGTGTCACTGATGTGGTAGAGGAGTCAATTAAAGATGTCACTCCCCCCAAACCTGTTCTTGTTCCTAAAACAGAAAATAATGAAATGGACATTGACAACGATTATAAATATCAGAGAGAAAACTTTTATAATCTGATTGAAAGAGGACAGGATGCAATTGACGGTATCCTAGACCTTGCAAGAGAATCAGAACACCCTAGAACCTATGAGGTGGCAGGGAATTTAATTAAACAGGTGGCAGAAGTCACAGAGAAACTTGGAGACTTACAAGGTAAGATGAAAAAACTCAAAGAAGTTCCTAACTCTGCACCTAAGAATGTTACTAACGCACTCTTCGTTGGTAGCACTGCTGAATTACAAAAAATGTTAAAGGGAAAAGAATAAGATGCCATTAACTCGATTTAAACTAAGTTCCATCGCTGACGGTGGTATCTCAACTGCAAAGTTGGCAGATGATTCTGTAACAGGGGCTAAAGTTGAACATGATATCCATTTAGATGGAACAGAAACAATGAAAGTTCCTACTGGAACAACTGCTCAGAGACCCTCTAGTCCAGTAGTAGGTAACTTTAGATTTAACACAACACTAAACTTTCTAGAACAATATACTTCTGATGGGTGGACTGCAATTGCAGCTCCTCCTACGGTTACTGGTGTATCACCAACTTCTATTGATGAATCTGGAACTGGCGATGCTACAATTACTGTGTCTGGTTCTTTCTTTGACTCTTCTGCTGTGATTTCTTTTATTGATACTAACGGAACATCATTTAATGCATCCACAACAACATTTAATAATGCATCTAGTGTGACTGCCACTGTTCCTTATTCAAGTTTTTCAGATGCAAATGAACCTTATGATGTTAAAGTAACAAATGGTTCTGGACTTGCATATACGCTAGAAGATTCACTTACAGTTGATGGACAACCAGCCTTTACTACCGTTGCTGGTTCTTTAGGAACTATTGAAGGGGGTGATGCAGCATCTGATTTAACAACATCGACTATTGTTGCTACTGACCCAGAGGGGGAGACTGTAACATATTCGGTTGTAGTAAACTCTTTACCAACTGGATTAACATTAGGTTCAAATGGTGTTATTAGTGGAACGACTTCTGAAGCAAGTTCTTCTACAACATCATCTTTTGATATTCGTGCAGATGATGGAACTGGAAACACAACTGATAGAACATTTACAATTACAATAAGTGCAACAACATATTCATACAGTCTTTCTAATACATGGGATGCTGGTTCTTGGAATGTTGCGGGCGCCGGATTAGTAACAACTGTTTCTCCTATCAATGATACTCAAATTTCTACTCATATTTCATGGAATGGCGATAGTGGGAATAATACTTCTGCTTCTGCAATTGATGGCATTAGTAGTGAATTTTCTCGTTATGTTTCATTTTATAGAGGGTCGGATATAAAGGTAAGTGGCGCAAAGGTTTGGTCTGGGCACAACAATGGAACTGACCCCCTTCCTGCCAAAGATGTTGCATTTTATTATTCTACAGACACAACTAACGGAACTGATGGAACATGGACACGAATTACACCAAAAGCATTCTTTGCAGCTTCTGCTAATAAAGGTGGCGGTGCAAGTGGTTATGTAGGACAAAGAGAATCTCAAGTAACTTCTGACCATGTGGTTCTTTCTGGAAATCAACATAGAGAAGGCACTTATCATAACGGCAGCAGTGGATATATGCATAACTATTATGGGGATTTGCATGATACTATTGTTTGGGATGAAGTAACTTGTCGTGGACTCAGAATGGATGTGCGAACTAAATGGGGTAACGGTGCATATAGTGGAGAAAAACCCCATGTTGCGTTGATTCAACTGATGCGTGGAACTACAAGTAACGATATTTACAGAACAAGAGTCTACAGTAAAATTGATGATATTGAGGATTTAACGGATACTAAATTTTATATCGACCCTGCTACAACTGCAAATGGTGGTTCATGGGATGGGTCGGTTTTACAGGATTTGAGTTCAAATAATTTTGATTTTACTCCAGCATCTGACCAATCAAATAATGTTCCTACCTTTTCAACCACTGCTGGTGGAACTATGGAATGGGGTAATGGTGTTGGTTCGTTAAGAAAGTCTATAAACTGGTCTACTACTGATGGTGATGACGCAGATAGCAAACATAACGCATTTACAATTGGATGTTGGGTTAAATTTAGTGGTGGTAGTTCTAATGAAGGTGTAATGTTCTATGGAACAACTGACCCTGCCAACAACCGTAGACATTTCTTTAGAACTAACTTTAATGGTTCTGGAACTTATGGTGTTCGTTGTGGAGATTCACTCAATGGGGCTGATGTTTGGGTAGATGTGGTTGACATATATGGGCAAACAAATTCCACACAATCTTCAATTTCAAACAATTCCTCCAAATGGCATCTGTTTGTTTCATCTTGTGACAACGCCGGAAATAGATTAGTTTCTTGGAATGGTAACAGATGGATTTCATACTGGAATAATGCCAAAGGATATGCATTAAATTCTGGAACTTATTCTGTTGGATTTGGTGGTGACTTACACAATGATAACTATGCAAACCATAGTTATGGCCCAATGTTCTACTATCACGATGTTCTTCCTTATGAATATATCAAAAAAGAATGGGAAAGACATAAACTTAGATTTGGTTGGTCTGCTGGAGACTAATAATTAAAAGACTCCCCTTCGGGGGAGTTTGAACTAAAGGTTATATTATGGAAAACACACAACACTACTTGGGGAATCCCCTTCTAAAAAGAAGTAACGTCCCCCAAGAGTGGACTAAAGAACAGATTCTTGAATATCAGAAGTGTATGGAAGACCCCATATACTTCGTCAAGAACTATATCAAGATTGTTTCTTTGGATGAAGGTCTTGTTCCTTTTGAACTCTATGATTTCCAAGAAGATATTGTAAATACGATTCACGACAATCGTTTTACTATCTGTAAACTTCCTCGCCAGTCTGGTAAGTCTACCACACTCGTATCTTACGTCTTACACTATATTCTATTCAATCCGAATATGAATGTTGCAATCCTTGCCAACAAGGCTGCGACTGCAAGAGATATTCTTGGACGTTTGCAACTTGCATACGAAAACCTTCCTAAGTGGTTGCAACAGGGTGTTGTATCATGGAACAAAGGTTCGGTGGACTTAGAGAACGGTTCTCGTGTGGTTGCTTCATCCACATCTTCAAGTGCGGTTCGTGGTGGTTCATACAATATGTTGTTCCTAGACGAATTTGCATTCGTTCCACAGAACGTTGCAGAAGACTTCTTTAGTTCTGTATATCCCACAATCTCATCTGGTAAGTCTACCAAAGTTGTTATCGTATCAACTCCTAACGGTATGAACCTCTTCTATAAACTCTGGACGGATGCAGAGAATGGAAGAAACTCTTATAATATCGTAGATGTTCACTGGAGTCAAGTGCCAGGCAGAGATGATAAGTGGAAAGAAGAGACTATTGCGAACACCTCACAGGAACAGTTCCAAAGAGAATTTGAGTGTGAGTTCTTAGGTTCTGCGAATACTCTGATTCACCCTTCTGTTATTAAAGCAATGGCATTCCACAATCCTACCAAGTCAAATGCTGGATTGGATGTATACGAAACCCCCAAAGAGGGTGCAATGTATTCCATCGTATGTGACGTTGCAAGGGGAACTCAGAACGACTTCTCTGCATTCATCGTATTCGATATCTCTACAGTGCCATACCGTATTGTTGCAAAGTATCGTAACAACGAAATCAAACCTCTACTTTTC